AGACATGAACTGCATTAGACCCCCTGTTCCTTTATCTCCATCTATAAAAGGATTGTATTTAGTGTCTATTTCTAGTTGTTCTACATTTGTAAGCGAAGGTATTCCATCAATTTCATCAGTTACATACCCTCTCATTAACATGCCTTGGAATACGCCCCTAGCTTTATCTGCCAAACGCATTGCAGCCATAGTAGAAGTATCAGCAGAATTATTAGCTAGCCTGACATCTTCATTTTCCATGCTTCCTTGGAGTATTTTTTTCTCAACCTTGTCGAGCTTGTCTATGTAATTTTGTCTAAAGTCTTTAAACGCTTTTCTAACATTTTCTACAGGATCATTTATTACATCTAATAGTGTTGCGCCAAGAGACATTGTTTTGTCTTGGTAATACCCAATATTTTTCATAGAGTCTTCAAACTCTGTAGGAATAGAACCTCTAGAATAATTAGGTATATCTCTTATAGGAGCTTTTGCCGCTATATCTTCGTTAAAATCTATTGCAGCTTTTAAAGCAACGTCAGATGCATTTACATTGTAATGAGGCACGTCTCCTCTTGGAGTGTTCTTAACAATCTCTTCAGCTTTTTCTGTAGCTTCAATTAATTGTTTTTCAGCACTGGTTACTGGCTCAGTTCCAGCCCTTTCCCCAGGTGATAAAGCAGATTCAATATTAGACGGGTCATATATTATGTACTCGTCATTTATAAATTTGCCGTCATAACCTCTTTCAAATTCAAGAATATCGTCTGCAAGCTCCATAATTCTTCTTTTATTCGCAGCTTTTGCTGTTAGATATTTATTATCCGTTGATTCTTTGCCGAATAACTCTGAAATTCCTAATCGAATTTGCGCTGTAGCTTTGGCAAGAAAATAATCAGTATTGTTAGCTAACTTTAAATCATTAGAAATAGTAACAGGTATTACTTTGGCTCCTTCCGTAACATCTGGAATGCCTTCTATTTCATTTACTGGTTGAATTAATATATTTTCATCAGCATAAACATCTGCTTTTGATGTGCTAGAAGTAAGGTATGATCCCCTACCATATATGCCTGATGTAGAGCCTTGAATTTCATCAAAATCTTTTGTAGTTCCATGATAAAGATTTATTCTATCGGTCGCTTTAGCAAATCGTTTCTTTCTAGAAAACAATGCCAACTGCTTTGGAGATGTCGGTTCTTTCTTGACTGCTCTAAACTGTTCCTCTAAACCGCTTATTTGTCTTTCGATTTTATTAATCTTTTGATCTAAAATTCTGCGATTTCTTTCGCTCATTTCAGAACCCTCTTGTCTCATTTCTGATTCAAGAGGATTGAGATCATTCTTTAACTCATTTATTTCTTCTTGTATGGCTTTTTGTTCTGTCGTTAGAGGTTCTTTATTTATAATCTGTTGACGCAGAGTGTTTAAAGAATCATCTAATGTAGGCATCATTTCTGCCGAACCCGCACCACCAAAGTTAAGGTTTACATATCTGCCTAATGCCCTTTTAGTTGCTACAGATGGATTGAACCTGTTTAGCCCTTCGTCAAATATGGATGACATCAAGCTGTCCATATTATCAAAACCAAGCCAATCATCTTTTCTCAAGGCTTTTACTAGGTTTCTACTTTCTGGACTAAGCTCTTGCAGATCGCTATCTACTATTTCATCTAAAGGTACGGCCTCCACTCCAACAAGACCAGAATCTTCAAGCTCTCTAACTAAACGATTTCTTGTGGCGCGAACATTTGTCGCCTCGCCATATGCGGGCATTGACTCACTCATTGGAAGCGTAACATCAAAACCTCCTGCAAAATCAGAAGTAGCAAGAGTAGATCGTATTTGTTTTTGACTAAGGTTAGTTATCCTTCCAGCTTGTAATAAAAACTCTGAAAATGCTGTATCTTGTTTTGCTGGGATTCCAAGCAGTTTTCTTATTGATTCAGTAAATTTATCCCATAATGTTTTCTTCCCTCTCGGAGAGTAAGGAACACTTTCCATAAACTTCTGAAACTCTCTATCTGTAAATCCTACAGCTAGCAGTTCTTGTATATTTTTAGTGCCATACTTAACATACTGATCTACCTTTTCTCCTGCTCTTTCTTTTTCATTAAGTATTTTTTCTAATTTTTTTCTAATAGTTTCTAATTCGTTTATTGCTTCATTGGTTTTTGGGTCGTTCCTAGCCGCAGATTGTCGCGTAGAGGTTGCCGCTTGTGTTGCTTGATGTGTAAATTCATGAAGGATTGTTTCAAAATCTACTCCACCAGCACCATCTGCATACTCTAAACGCTTTATTGTTCCATCAGGTTGTTTTACAGGAGCAAATGAGCTTCTATGACCGGGAGTGTAATTTATATAAATTTGCTGTCTTAACTCTCCCTCGTAGGTTTCTGGGTAATATGAAACACCAAGCCAATTAAGGCCGCTACCCTTGTGTCCTCTAATATTTAATCGTTGATCGCCTTTTTCAATTATTCTAAATTGAAAATTTATTTTTTTAAGTTTTTTAAATTTTTTCATTTGGGCTAACAGCCTTTCAGCTATAGCCTTATAGTCTTTTCCGGGCGCATTTTTAGTAAGCCATTCTAAAACTTCTAAACTATCTCTATGTCTGCCCCCCAAATTTTTAATTAAAAAGTCTCTTTGTTCTTGTAACTCTTCAATGGTTAAATCTCTTCTGTTATATATCTTATCTCCAATATCTACTCTGCCAGTTGGAGAAATTACAAGACCAGTTATAGATTCTGTATCAGCTTCTACATCTTCAAATGTGGTTACGGGAGTTACTATTCCCCCATCCTGACCAACGGAGGTTACATCTGTAGGCTCTCCAATCGGAGGGGCTTCGCCTTCTTCAAACTCCTGCGCTATTGGGGCATCTATTAGCTGTGGTGGTAGTCGATCAAGTTCTCGTAATGTTCTTATTTCACCTCTTTCTCTAGCACCTATTCTGCCCTGTTCTATTTCATTAAATATATCTGAGGTTCGTTTGAATCCAGAGGTACGAAATGCTCTTCCCATAGCTCTGAAAAACTCTGCTATTTTGTCAAGAATGCCTTCTGCTTTTGGCGCAATATCAGGAGCATGATTTCTGGCTCTAAACATTTCGGCAATAGCTTCCTCAACGTACAACTCTTCTTTACGCTGAGTGGTTGCTGTTTTAAGGTCTTCTCTTCCTATGTTTTCATTTTTAGCTCTTTGATAAAATGTTGTTGTTTTATACTGAGCATCATATGTTGAAGGAACCTTTCTTCGCTTAACCTCTTTCCTTAAAAACTGATATTCTTTTTCATTAATTAAATCTTTCTCTCTAAACGCATGAATCATTTCATGGTCTAAAACTTGGTTAAGTCTTTCTAATATCTGGCTATCAGTAGCCATGCCGTCAGGATTAACTGCATTTAGTGATAAAAATATAATATCTGTATTTTGATCGTACTCGCCTTCCACAGCCTTAAATTGTTCTGTGGCCCTGGTTATGGAGGGATCAAACTTTATTTCACCGTCTGGAGTCTGTATGAGATTAGAGGTGGATAGTATGTCATTACTAACAACTAATCCTGTTTCTCTTAGGCCAGCTTTATCTAACTGTTTCTTTAATTCTTTAGCAAACTTATTGGTTCTGCCTTCACGAACTGCTTCGTCAAAATTTACAATCTTTTTATCTATTTCATCAGGAGGCAAAAGATGCCTTTGTCTTTGTCTTTCTTGTTCTACTAAAGAAGCTATTGCTTCTTCTGGTAATTCGTTTTCTTCTCTTAGCCTATTACCAAATTCTTGAGGTGTTTCATTAAATCCTTCTGCTCTTCTAGCAATATCAAATTGATGATTAGGACGTATTTTATATTTACTAGTCCCATTTATTTTTTCTGCTCTTCCGCTTGTTACTAGGTCATCAATAAACTGCTCAGTAGCAGCCTTATCATTAGCAGTAACTCCATCTTTTAATAAACTGTCTGCGCTAAATTCAACATTTTGACTTCCCGCAGACGCAACAAAATTCGCAACATCCTGTGCGTTGTATTTTCTTGGTCTAAAGTCTGGAAATTGTGTTTTATTATTAAAACCATATAACGAATGCAATCGAGCTAAAAATAACTCTTTTACACCACGATTTCGTGTTTTGGAGATATCTGAAGTGCCTGTCCATTGAAGTGCGGCATATCGAACTGCTGGGCTTTTAAAATCTAATTCAATGTTTTTAGAAGCCGCAATATCTTTAATGTATTTAAGATTAACATTTGGAAGTTCTTTGTCTGCTGTAATAGATGGAATTCCATCTTTTTCACTTCTTTGAAAAACAGTATTAGCTAGATCACTCAAAAGCATATTATAGTCTTTGGTGTTTAATACCTTTTTCATTTCAGGCATTGTGTAAGATGCTTTTAGGTCAAGCCCTTTTGATTTAACGTATTTACCTATTTGTTGTAAATGTTCTTTTTTGCGCTCAATCATTTCGGCATAGGGATTTTTGCCTCTAAATCCTGCTTCCATTCTTTCTTTAGAAAATAATTTTTTTTGTTCTTTTGAAAGCGTAGAGTCAAAATTGACAAGAGTTTGAAGGTTAACCTGAGAAGTATTTGGGTCGTTTATAGTTGCGCCTACTCTATAAGCCTCCCCAGATTTAGGCATTCCTAAAGAATAAGTTGCGTTATCTAGATTAACTTTAAGTTTTTTTCTTTCGTAATTTGTTTCTTGTTTGTTTTTAAAATTTAATGCTTTTGTTTCTGTATCAAACTGCTCAATTACAGGGGATTCGATATTGTCTAAATCAACAACTGAATATTTTTCTGATGCATCTTGAATAACTTCTAGTCTAGGGCCGGGAGCAACGGAAGGGGGTAGTGGTATTTCAGGAACTTTTACTGGTTCTAGATTAGTTAACTCTTCAACTTCTCCTTGTATTTGAGCTTTTTGAAATTTGTTTTCTTCTTCCAGACTAATTAGATTGTTTCTGGCTTTTTCTTCTCTATCATAAAGATACTGTCTGCCTTTGCTTCGTCCAGACAAAGCATTTACACCTAAATCAGCTAATGCACCAACTGCACCACCAATCGTAAATTCATCAAATAAACTATCACCTATTGGCAGTTCATCACTATAAAGTCCTCTCGCAATAAGGTCTTGAGCAAGACTAGCACTTACCTCTTGTAAGCCTTCAGCCGCGCCACTTTGTAATGCAGAGCTTAACTTTCGCCTTATATCACTATACTGCAAGGCATTCTTGGGAACTCTTTTAAACAAATTAAATATTGGCAATACTTCTGTAACGCCAACTAGTCCACCGCCTAACTCAGCAAATGTTTCTGCAACACCACCAACATCTTCTCCTAATTGACGAGAAGCATTAACTCTGTCTGCTTGTTGAGATATACCACTAGGCACAGCCATAGCTGCTGGTACGGTAAACATTGGATTAGCAAATCCAGTGCCTCCTATACCTCTGGCTTTTAATATTTGCCCAACTTTTCCAGCACCTAAAAATGGAGCAAAAGAACCTATCCCTTCTCCAAGTTTAGTTAACCATTGATCCCTATATGCAGGGTCTGCGGCTAATGAAGATTCTGTATTTAGAAACTCTTGGTATTGCCGTAATCCTTGAACAAGATCACTGTCATTACCCACATCAAATAATGAAGCCGCTCCTAACGGTATTCCAAGAGCAGTTCCTACTGCGCCTCTAGGTATGCCTTTAAGAGTTTCTGCCGCTTGACCTAAAACAGTAGTTTCATTTATATCTATGCCAAATTGTCTTTGAATTGCTCCTGCTAATTTTTCTCTTAATGCTGGGTCAAGATTATCAGGAACATTTAATTTTTTATTATTTGGTAAATCATATTGAGCCATTTTTTTACCCCGATACTGATATTCCTGCCGCAGCTAATAAATCTGCATCAGATTGATTGTTACCAGTTTCTATACCTTGAAGTTTGTTCGCTTTATCTAGCAGTGCTTGATAAGCAAGGCTAAACTGTTTTAACTCTTCGCCCTCAAGAGTTATATTTCCATCATTAATTGCTTTAGCATATTGTGCATATTGAGTTAATAAACTATTTACTTGTTCTGCTGGAAGAGCTTCTATTTCAGCTTGAACTTTATCTGCTTGAGCTTTGTAGTATTCTCCCTGCAATCCTTGAAGGGCTTTTCTATTTTCTAGCTCATCCTCAGTAAGTCTTCTTTCTTGAATATCGCTAGCTAAACCAGCTATACCAGCACCAAGCTCTGACATATTTTTAGCAGACATTATTATTCCGCCAAGCTTGGCTATGTCTAATCCATCTGCCTGATCTATGTATGATTTAACTTTTCCTTTTAGACCTTTATTTGTTTTATCGTCTGGAACAATTTCGTCTATTTTATTATCTAAATCTTTTTTGCTTGGCTGTTTTCCTGAATCATCAGTTGCTTTAGCATCTGATTGCATGTAGTCGTAAACTTCTCTAGCAGCTAAACCACCTACTGATGTGGTAACTGCTGCTCTTGGAAGAGAAACATCTCTTAGTGTTTTTGAACCATATGGTTTTTTACCGCCAATGTTTTGAATCATTTTTCCTTCAGGTGAAGAAACAGAATACTCTTTCCCCTTTTTAGATTTAACAACTTGTCGAGGAGCGGTATAAAACGGTTTTGTTGCTTTGTCGATTGCTTGTCCTGTTTTTCTAGCTTTATCTGCGTAATCAATACCTTTTAAATACTTATATGCTGCTGGAAGACCTTTATAAAGAGTTTTGCCAGCTAACCCTAAACCAAGACCTACTCCCGGAATAAATGTGGCTGCATCTAAAGCGGCTGCGCCATACTTAAAGTCTCCTTCATCGTCATAATAAGTTTCTTTAGCATAGTCTTTAGCAAGTTGCCCCAAATAAGATTCACTAACATCATCGTAAAGACCTTCAAAAAATCCAGGCTCTTCTGTTGCTATATCTACCGGCCTATCAACCCCCGTATTTACTTGAGGTAAAGGTTTTTGCTCTTGCTCTCTAGTGCTAGCAAATAGAAGTGCGTCTTCTATTTGAGCTTCAGACATTCCTGTAGGGTCAATTCCTAGACTAGTTAATAATTGTAGTCTTGCGTCACCAGTAGCACCTAAGTTCTGATATCCAACTCTGCCACCAAGACCTTTCTTTTGGCTAAATTTAATTTCTTCTTCAGAAGGGCCATGCAAACGTCTGAGCATTACAGCTTCTTGATTTGCTTTATTTATACGTTGTTGTTCCATCTTTTTAGCTTCTTCTGGAAAATATTGATAAAGCAAGTCTTCCTTCATATCAGATATTAATTTGTTGTAACTCTCTTGATTCATATCTGGTTTGTATTCAAGATCACCATACGCTCTTGCTAAAGCATTATCACCAATAGCTATAGGCATAGCAGTTCGGTTTCCTCTGCCACGAACATAATCTCTGGCAATGTTTCTTAATTCTTTTTGTCTTTCTCTTAATTCAGTTCTTCCTTTATCTGCATATCCAGTTCTGCCGCCAATAGCAGCCATTTGCATTGGAGATGCGGGAGGGGCTGAAGTTGAGAAATCGTTAGCAGGGGTAGCTAACCCATCAGCCGCCATTCCCGCTAAACCTTGAGGTTGAGCAAATTCACCAACTAATTCTTCTGCTACTGTTGTAGTAGGCTTTTCCATTCTTTCAGCGTTATACATTCTTTCCATTTGTGTTCTACGCTGTATTTCACTTAATACCATGTATGACGGAAACCTAGAATTAGGTTCCTGTGCCATCTGTATTAATTGTTCTTTAGGCACATATTCTAGTTCTTCAGCAACTTCTACTAAATTTGCCATTATGCTGCTCCTCGGCCTAACCCTCTATACAGACCTAATCCGCTTAAACCAGCACCTAATGCAGTCTGAAATAGTCCGGGTTGTTGTTGATATGTGCTTATTGTTTGTTGAGGCTGTACTGGAACACCTCTTAATAATCCACCAAACATTCCTAATTGATTTCTTGTAAAGTCTCTTTGACGTAAAAAGTCTTCATAGCCCATGTCCATTCCAGCTTGAGAAAGTGCTCTTTGCTGTCGTCCAATATCTGATAATAATGACATTCTAGATAATGCGTCTTGCTGTATTCCTTGACCCGCTTGCATCAATCCTTGAGCAGCCGCTAGACCATATCTACTAGATAAATCAAATGCGCTTTGTGTATATTTTTCTTCAGCCTGTTTGCCAGCTTGCTCAATCTGTTCGGCAGATAAACCAAGTTTTGCCGCTTGCTGCCTTGCCGCTTCTCCAGCTTGAAACGCTTGTATATTTTGCGCTCCTGCAACTTGAGCAGCTTGTTGTCTAGCTTGAAAGTCTTGTATTCCCTGCGCTCCTGCTGCTTGTCCAGCTTGTTGTAACGCCTGAAATCCTTGAAGACCTTGCGCTCCCGCAGCTTGAGCGGCTTGCTGCATTGCTTGAAATGCTTGTAAATTTTGTGCGCCAACAGCTTGTCCAGCCTGTTGTGTTTGTGCAAATGCACTTTGCGTAAACTTTTCTTGAGCTTGTCTAGCAGCTTCTGCTTGTTGTTGTGCGCTAAGACCTAATTGTGCAGCTTGTTGTCTTGCCGCCTGTCCTGCGTTAAATGCTTGCTGGGCTAATTGTTCTTGAGATTGAGCCGCTGATTGCAAAGCACCAAATCTCTGCAAACCTAACTGCGCTCCTGTAACTCCAGACGCTCTTTCTCTTTCTAGTTGCTGTTGTGCAGATTCAAATGCCGCTTGAGAACCTCTTTGCTGTATATCGTCTAATTGTTGACCAAGATTTCGCTCACGCTCTGCTTGCATAATTGCTTCACGATAACCGCCTAAACCACCAGAAGCAGTGGCAGCATCTTGTATTTTAGATGCGGCTATATCAGATTGTCTTTTTGCCTCTCTCTTCTGTATATCAATAACATTTTGTTGATATGGAGACATAAAACGCTGTATGTTTTCTTCATACGATAAAGGCGTAAATTGACCCGGCGCATCTGGAGTTGCGTATTGAGAGGCTCTAGTTTGAGCAAAATACCCAGGGTCAAAAGTTCCTGCGGCATAATTAGATGCAAGACTTCCTCCGCCATAAGTAACTGGGCCTGTTGTTGGAGCAGTATAAAGACCAGCAGGGCCAGTAGTAGGAGCTGTATAAGACCTTCCGGGGCCACCAGCAGCACCAGAATAAGTAGTAGGGCCAGTTACAGGTGCTGTATATCCAGAGGTTACATCACCTTGAGTAAACCCAGACGATACACTTCCTTGCTGTCCATATGCTGTAGATGCATCAGTAAATTCTTGAGGCGTTCCTGCTTCTGCAAAACCTCGCACCATTGCTTGAGATTGCAGTTCATCAGGAGAAAAATATGCTAAACGCTGACCGCCATAGGGCGTATAGCCTTGAAGCGACTCAGCCTCTCCTCTTTGGAGAAGCCGTTTAAAATATGGTTCTACATATTCAGGAAGGTCTGTGCTGTATACTTTTTGGTCTGCGGGTTGTGCGCTTCCACCGCCTCCTTTAAACTTTCTCATGCATCTTCCTCGAAATTATATTCATAAAAAGTAGCTGGTTTTTTCCAGCCTTTTTTATCTTTTACCCAATTCCATTGACCATGCCTACCAACACCTTCTATTCCTTGACAATTATTAGCTTTTGCAAAATTAGTTATTACATCAAGTGCTTTTTCAACCCAATCTTGCATATTGTTTCCAGCAGTATGTTCAAGGCACAACATTCTTTTGCCTGTTGGATAATCGTTAAATAAAGTTATTTGAACTCCTATAATGTCCAAACTTCCAGAGTCAAACATAATCCATAAATGACTATTTCTATTTAACAAATCATGGAATATATCTTGGATTCTTGTTCTTCCATTAGATCGACTAGCAGACTTTTTAAGATATTTTTCAACCTTATCCCAAACCATAGTTAGTTGATCCGCAGGAACCAAAGAAACTTCATATTCTCCTGATGGTTCTAGATTCTGGTCATCTATTGCTTCGCTCATGCTGGCATAACCTGACTAAGATTTATCATTGGAGGCTGAGTAGTTCCTCCTGTTTTAGCCTGTCTTACTCTATCCATCATGTCATATAGCGCATTAGAGCCAGCATCAGAGCTTCCATCGCCTAAAGCAGAAACAACGTCTGCGGGAACAATAAACTCATCTTGAGAAACTGCTATTTTTTCTTCTGCTCCAATTCTTCCGGGAATATCATCAGCCATGCCGCTTAGACCTTTCCCTTGAATTAACCCTTCTGTTTGGGCATTAGGAACAAGTGATTTTAATACTGTATCTCTAAGCTCTAAAAATACTTCATTACCGTATTTAGCTATAAACTCATTTATAACTTGTTGATTGTCAGTTTCTCCCATAATGAATTGTATAGTTTCTTGTGTTATGGGGTCTTCCATAATGTTGGTTGTTCCGCCAGCATCAAAACTGGTTCTACCGCCATCGTTTTTCTTTTGCATAGAAGAAATAACTTGATCTATGTTAGAAATCTGGCCCTGCAATGTTTTAATATTTTTATTAATTAACTCAGGACTTATTTTGTTTTGCTTGTAATAAAGGCTGTCTTTGCTTTCTCCAGCTAATGTTTCTTTACCAGTAGATATTTCTGTTTGCATAGCTTTTTTAAGAGACATCAACTCTGTTCTACTTAAACTATTTGGGTTTACAGGAGAATATTTTTTAGTATCACCTTTATTTTCTATAAAATTTTCAGGCTGATAAAATACTGACGTTTTTCCGCCATCATCAAATCCCATTCTCTCTACAACATCAGGAGCAACTTTATTTAAAGCCTCTAACCCTTTGTTAGGTAAATCTGTTTCTCCTCCGCCAGCCATCGCCCCGATTCCCCCAGAAAGAAACTGGTTATAATTCATTAAGTTTTCACTTAAACGAGGATCAAATGGAATTCCAAAATTAGGCGCATCTGTTAATAATTGCGGAGTGTTTACAATAGAATCTCTTGGCCCTGCATCTAACCCAGGACTAGTAATATTAAATTGAGCTGCGTCCATTGCTGGCTCAATAATTGGATTAGGAAGCTGGCCTAAATTTCTAACATCATAAAAATCCATGCCCTCCATTCCGCCTTGCATTAAATCTGGTCTAATGCTGTCCATTCCAAACTCAGAAAGACCTGATCGGTCAAACTGAAAATCTGTAAGATTTAATAAGGCTGGGTTTGGAGACATCCCGCTTACATCTGTTGATGCGTTAGTATTAGTAGCAGTTGCTTGAGAAGCTACATCTTGATCTGAAATTACATCACCGGGATATGTAACAACTTCAGTCTGTCTTAATCCTTCTGGAGCTAAACCAGCATATGCTTCATAAGGGTCTATTGCAGTTTGGGGTGCTACGGCCATTCCGGGCATATTGTAGCCGCCTTTTGTTCCAGCATATGTTTCTTCAAATGTTGGGGCAGAGCCAGCTTGTGTTGCTGATGCAGGAGCATTTATAGTTGCCGGGCTAAAATACATTGTTTCAGGCTGGAAACCTGGCATAAAGTTTGGGTTTATGTCATATGCTTGTCTTGCAGGAGTGAATCTTTGAAAGTCTCCCGCAAATGTTGTGTTATCATCTGGAGTATCTGGTGATTCTGACGAATTACCTCGCGCCCCACCTCTGCCGCCTCTTCTATATCCAACACGACCACCACCAGCGGCCATCATCATATTACTAGAAGGCCCGGTCATTGCTTGAGCGGCAAGATTAGCATCCATCATAGTGCTTTCATCTACCTCTTCTTGTTTGTTTCTTCCTCTAATAAGGCCATCTGGCCCCAATAACTGAGGCATCATTCCAAGCATTCCAGAATCAGCTAACCCTAAATAATCGCCTGTCTTATATAGAGAATATGCAGGGGACATCATTCTCAAAAATCTTTCTGTAGAATCTATTTCCGTTGATCCGCCTTCATCAAAATTAGTTGTTCCGCCTTGTGCAGTATAAAGAACAGGCTCTGGGTTCATTAAGAAGTTTTGCATTCTGCTTGCCTCTTCTTCTTCCTGCATTCTTGCAAGGTCAGCGGCATATTGTTCTTGAGAGTCCATAATTGCTGTTGGAGCCATGCCCGCTGCTGTAGCCGCTAAAGATACTGGTTGAGATGCTCCAGTAGCTAAATAACCTAAACTTTCTCCTAGCGTAGGATTAGCAACTAGCGTAGGATTAGCAACAGCTCCTGAAAACCCTTTAATAGATTCACCTGCCGCTCCTACAGTCGGTGATATCTGACCAACACTTCCCATTGATCCAGGCCTAAATACTTGTGCTAAATTTTCAAAAGGAGTTCTAGCTGCTGCTGCCTTAATTCCTTCCTGAGTAGCTTGTGTTCCTACATTTTTTAACACTTCTTGTGTCGTGGTTGTCCCTACCGATCCTGCTGTTGTAGCCAAATCAGTTGCAGCTTTAGTAGCTTGTCCTGCTTGTGCTGCTGCTCCAGCACCTTGCAATGCAGAACCAATTCCATAACCTGTTACACCAGCAAGCAAACCTTTCTTAAAATCGCCTGTAGCTGCCCATTGAGCCAACCCAGAACCCAAGGCAGAACCTGCCAAACCTGTTAAAGCTCCGCCAGCAACACCGCCTAACCCTAACGCTGAAAATGCGGCTGGCCCTAAAAGTGATCCCAGAAGAGGTGCCAAAAACAAAAACGCTTCTGGCTGTCCTGTTTGCGGGTTTATCGTTACTGGAGCTACTTGAGCCAAACTTTCTACTTCTAAAGGATTAACATGCATTAACATAGTGTCGCCATAACGACCTTGAGCCGCTACGTTTTGCGTCTGTTGCTGAATGTTCATATCATCTTTCCTCTTTGGTTTCGCAGCCAAATACATTAAAGCTCATATCAACAGCACTGGTATAAACTTTAAGCACATCTGCTTGGTTCAAGGTGATTCCAATAACTATCGCAAGCGAGTCATTGGCTGCTACGGATTTATCATAATAAAGATACTGCTTGTCATCTGCTCCAGCCCCGGCAACATGAACACTTAACCTAAATGTTATTGCCGAGCCAGTTCTATTAGCAGCCACTATTGAACTAATAGTGGTTTGCGTCATATCAGGAACAGTGTATAAAACTGTAGTAGTAGTTGCGGCTGGGTCTAACTGTCCTAATACTTTTAAAGAATCAGACATGTTTTGCACCCATTAATAAAAACTGATGTCTTTTTATTGATTTAGAAGTAATACTTTCTTGCATATTTTGCATTCTGGTAATTTTTACATTTAAATCTTCTATAGACTGTTCCAGTATTCGTCTAGTGATAGCTTCATCATTTTCATCATATTCGCCATTTGGAATTGGCAATGCTATCGTTTTTAATTCAGCCACTATCTTTTACCATCTGGCCTTATCTCCAACCTTAAATCACCAGTGCGCCAGCCATATCTTGACCCTGTATTAGATATTCTTATTGCAGCATGTCTGCTTCTGGCTCTGGTATTACTAAATGTTGATTCGGGAGTAACATTTACTGTTTGCAATGTAGACAAACTTTCTAATGGATAGTTTCTACCTTTAATTGTGTAAGTAACAGTATCGCTTGTTGAGTATTGATCTCTAAATTCTACATCTGGTATTAGTTTAGAAATAAACATAAACCGCTCACCATCAGGATTTAAATCAAAATCACTGGATTCTATAAATGCAGTAAAATCACTTCCATCATTTGAGTGACCTTTTTCTTGGTTGTAAAGATAGTTATCATCTGATCCTGATGTCTTGCCAGCCGCTATTGGAAAATCTAAAGATGGAGCTTCTATCCATGCTGTTCTAACAAACCCATCATCAGTTGTTCCGATAGACCATGCATTTTCAAGATAATTAAACATCACATATCTATTTATTTCCGAGCTATCAGATGATGGATAAAACCAAATAACTTCGTTGTTGCTTTCTATTGATGCTGCAAAACATTTAAATTGTTGGCCTAAATTTATATCGTTAAAAACATAATCTAAAACTGTGCAAGGAAGTCTTTGAGCAGAGCCTGAATACGAATAAAACCCGCCTCTATCCATAAAATAAACTTTATTATTTGCGCTGACTGCTGCATTTGGAGAAATTAAAGATGGGCCAGATGCTACTTCTATAAAAGAAAATATAAATGGCGCACCAACAAATCTCATAGATGTAATACCTACATCAGTCCAGATAAGTATTTCTTGTCTAGTTTGTAATGCTCCTATTATTGTAGAGCCTTGAGATAACTGTGTCCCACCAGCTTGGTTTGTTGCAGTAGGAGTCCAATCAGTTGCGCTTTCTGTATCAGACCATCTTACAAACAAAGGATTAGCAGTCGTGCTTCCAATTATATTAGAACCAAAACATATGACATGCCTATCAACATCTGAGACCATGACCGACAAAGCAACAGTAGGCGCATTACTTGCTCCAGAAAGATCGGAAAGGGCTACTGCTCTTTGCGTAGCACCAGCACTTTCATCCCAGTAAAAAATGCCGCCGCCTCTAATATTTCCAATAAGATCATCGCCAAAATTATCCTGAGACCACAACCTAAGCTGACTAGATGCAGATATCGGGCTAACCGAACCAAAAGTTCCTTCACTCCATGTTCCAGCACCCCAACCAGTGCCTTTTACGAAAACATCTAATCCAATATTAATTTCATACGAACCGTCTACTCCAGAGCCTCCATTGCCTGAATCGCTAGAGTTTGCTGTAACTGCATTGCCATCAGTATCTTTTGCTATAATTTCATATGTATTAGTAGTTAAAACTTTATTAATTACATACTCTTGATTTAACACAGTAGCTGTAATATTTCCGCCCAAAGATACAGCTTCTGAAAATGTAACAGTATCTCCAGTTGCTGATCCATTAGATGAATCTGTAACAACAACAGTTGACGAACCATTTGTAGCTGAAAACGTAATGCTATTGGTAGACGTTTTTCTTATTGGAGTTATATTGTTGTAGTTACCACCTTGCTTTACATAGTATTTAAGATGAGTGCCTACTCCAACATAATCTGTTTGCCCTTCATCTCGATACGAATAAAGACTTCTACATGTTCCTTTAAAAGTATTAGTAGTGTTTTTTTCCCAGCCAGCTAATCTTTCTGGCCTACCTTTTCTAAATCTTATTTTATCTGAATTAAACCAGCCGCCCTCGTTGCTATAATTTGTTCCTTCCCGATTTATTCCAGGCTTAAAAACATATTTGGCTAATGGCATTTTAAACCTCGTACCAATTCTTACCTTGCCAAAGAAGCGATTCTGCTTCTCTACGTCTAATTAACCCATCAAGAACTTGCCCTCCAGCGCGGTTCCAACGCTTCATCTGTCTAGGAACCTCTTCTAAATTTCCAGCATTTAATTCTTTTAATAACGTAGATTCAGATAGGTTTGTAGGGCCAAGGTTGTATACCCAAGCAACTAAAGCATCGAATTGATTTTGCTCCAAATCTGTTTCTACATATTTTTTTACATAGTTTTCAAACTCAACTAAATCATCAGAAAGCATTTGTTCTGCTTCTTCTAATGTACAAGTATCACCATCAGAAACGCCAACAGTATGCCCGTAACCAATAGTCGGAACATTTGCGCTGCATCTATATGCTGTTAATTCACAACCTTCAAATGACTTAATCAGTGATATACCTTCTTTAGAAGTTTTTAAATCATCATTCATCACTAGAATCCCTTTCTTCATCCAAGCTTTTATAATATTCCACAATATTTAAAACCTGACGTAAATATCGTTTTACTTCTGCCATATTAAATGACAGGTTTTCATATCCTTTTGATGTCAAAGAATACCATACATTAGTTGGCGCATTGCCTTCTTCATAATCATTTAGATACTCCTGCATTAATTCTGCATTTAAAACAGTCCACTCAACAGGAACAGTATTAATTGAATCAGGTAAAACAGGATGATAAACAGGTGCTTTTTTAACAACAGTAACAACTTCTACAGGAGCAATCTCAGGAATATTTCTATTTGATCCAAATATTGAACAACCGCTAACCAGCAGAAGTATTAGTAACAGACTTAATTTCATCAAATTGATACGGATTGGTGATTGTTTCAAGATCATTTAGCACCTGCTTTGTGCCTTTGTTAATAATGTTTTCAATAAGTTTAGGCTTCCTGACTGACAGCACATCTAGCGAGTGCCGCGAAAACTTTTTTCTAATATCAATGACCTCATTTTGTGCTTCTATGTTTTCTTTTTGTAGTCGCTCTACTTGAGTTACCATCAATTTGTGATTTTTGATTGTTTCTTTTAAATTTTTATTTTGCTGGTCAATAGTATTTTCTAGTGTTTTTTGATTCTGAATAGACTGTTCTAACCTTATTTGAAACGCATCCATTTCAGCTTGTGACTTGTCATAATACATTTTAAAAGACCCTGCAAGAAGAACAAGGGCAACACCTAAACCAATACTTAATTTAAATCCCATTATTTAAAAATCAGTATGATCCCTCCTATTAAAATAAATGAACATAGCAAGCCGATTGCCGTAACGCCCATTATGACCCATATCTGATGGATCATCTTCTTTCTAGCAGCAGCCCTGGCTTTTATGGCTTCCATCTGCCGTTTGTGGTTAGCCTTTTGTCTTGCTTTAGCTTCATCCCACCGTTGCAACAGAGCTGGGTCGTGAATTACGAGCATATCGTGAAGCGACTTTTCCCACTGATCCCTTCTGTGTTTGATGCTTTCGAGTTTTAGTAATTCTTGAGATGACAGGTTATTGATAATCGAGTCTTTCTTTTCACGCTCAAAAGAATCAAGCGCATCAGAAAACCCCTGCATCAACTCAACTGCTTTCGCGGCTCCATCTCCAACTTCGTTTAGTTTGTTAATAGCGGTGCTGATGGTGCTAAGAATTGCACCAGCGGCGGCGACTGATTCTATAATCATGGTAAACCTCTAAGGTTTACGCGACATATAGGCTGTTGCGCCGAAATACAAGCCTATAATAGAAGCCTGACTAAGGAACAGCATATCACTCAGCGAGGACAAGGTTGATAAACGAGCTTCTGGTACAAACGGAAATAAAGGCAATAATGAATACAACACCATAGAAGACATGGCTACCCAAGCAATACGTCTTTGTGAATCTTGTTTTTCTTCTCTTAAATCTAATTCTAACATTTGAGTAGCGCGTTCAAGCTCCTCATCTGAAACAGTTCCGTCTTGGTCTATGTC